GGGAACGGTGAACTATGAAATAGTTCCCTGGGTGTAGGTCCTTTTATATCGGTTCCGCCGACAGACGGTCTCACCACGTGAGACCAAGCGTCCTATTAGACCGTCTGAGATAGTGAGGAGCCACTTATGGCTCCGACCGACTCTTATAAACCAATACAAAACATTTAGCAAAATCTTTTGTATATTATCCTAATAAACATTTAAATATTCCTTTATTTGGGATAACTTTCTCTTCTATTATTGGTTCTTTTATTCCTAAGTTTTTAATTTGCCAACGGTCGGTTGATAGACATTCCTCATCTGGAGGGCTATTACATAAAATTAAAACATGAGGACTGTTAAAAACCTTTGTTCCTGTTTCAAACTTAGTGTTGCAAATTAGTCCATTTTTAATGCTCTCAATTGCACTGTATGAAACATTGTTGCCTTGGTTTCTCGGTATGTCGAAAATTATGCATCTGCATTCGTCCATATCAACATTGAAAACCAAGTTTATTAGGTCAGCATATTTACCCGAACAACAATACAAAGCTTTATGTTTAACTACCATATATTTAGCAAAAGCCGATTTTCCAATGTTGCCCTTTTCTTCGTGCCACCAATGGACTATTCGGTCATCAATAGAAGTTGCCGTCAGGAGTGCTTCAGCATCTTTTTGCCAAGGATATAAAGTTTCTAAAATCTTTATAGGTCTGGGAAAACCGTGTAACCAGGTGTTTCCTTCCTTTTGTATATATTTTATAGACGCAGGTTCATTTCTTACCTTTTCTAAGTGAGCCCGTGAAAAACCAGGTAATTTGGCTATTCCAGTCAAACGCTCCTTCTTCAGGAGGTGTAAATAACCTTGCAAATGAGGGGTCCCAGATTCACCAATCTCGAACCCGAAGCCACCTTTTTTGCATATTTTGGCTATAGTCTCTTTAACTTGGCACACTTCCTCTTCAGTGTAGTTATTTAAAGTAAAACAATATTTATACAAAGCATTTTTGGTAACGGAGAATGAATCACTATTACCATTCTCCGCTATATTTACTGTGGAACACTCTGGCACACTTTGGCTCATTTTTATACTATAAGGTTATATCTTTATATCCCTAAACTTTCTTATTTGTGTTGTTTTTTTAAAATAATATCTTTAGGTAATGTATAAAATGGCTAAATCCAACAAACCCCGTTCAATGCGTCCCCGGAGGGGACGCAAGTCAACTAAACCTTCGAAGTCGTTCGTCAAGAAGGTTCAATCTATTATTCACAAAGACGTGGAGACGAAACAAGCATTTGGAACGGTTTCAAATACTTACTATAACTCCGGTGTTAATTCTTCCGGTGATATAATTACTATTTTGCCTTCAATCAGTCAGGGCACTGCTGATAATGCACGCATTGGGGACCAAATCCGAGGTCAATCTCTTGTCCTCAAAGGTGCTCTTCAATTGGTATCACCAACCTCCGTTTTATCCAATTGCCGTGTAGCTGTTCGTATGATGGTGGTTCAACCCAAGATATTTGGTGATGTCGGTCAAGCTCAAGCCACTACAAGTTGGCTGAATTACTTGTTAAAGAAAGGTGGCACAACCACTGCTTTTACTGGTATTCTTAGTGATTTATGGGCTCCCATAAACTCTGATGCAGTCACTAAGTATTATGACAAGGTAGTTTATCTAACCGCGGCGTATAATCCTGTTAACGGACAATCAACTTTAGGAAATTCCGTAAAGTTTTTCAATCACAAATTTAACATGAGAAATAAGTTAATTAAATATGACAGTTCTATTTCTTCAGGTCTATATCCAACTCAATACGCACCAATTATACTTATAGGTTACGTTCACATGGACGGAACGGGTCCCGATACTTTAACAACTGCTGTTTCTATGTCTTTTGATAGTGTCTTTAAATATGAAGACGCTTAAAGGGGTTTAAAGCTTTGACGGGCTTCGCCCGCCTTACATTTGCTAAGTCCTCGGTGCGAATGCCTGCTACCGAACCCAGGGAACGGTGAACTATGAAATAGTTCCCTGGGTGTAGGTCCTTTTATATCGGTTC